GCTCTCGGTTTAATCGTTGGTTTAGAACTCAAAGATGATGGCCTATATGCGATCCCCGCTTATAATGAACGGGGCGTCGAGGTCGTACAAAATGCGGGCGGTGTTCTTTGGTCGTCGCCTGAGTTCATAACAGGCGATGTATATTCAAGGGACGGCGGTACAAAGGTCGGTAATGCTCAACTATTAGCGATTACGTTAACGCCTCGACCCGCACAATCTAACAATAAAATCGATCGAATTACATTAAGCGAAAGGGCAAATATGAACATCGACGACATGAGTACAGACGAGCTTAAAAAGGCGCTTGTCGCTAAAGACGAGCTAGTCAAAGAACTAGAGCAAACGCTCGCAGATATGAAAGACGAAGCCGAGTCTTCGATCGTTTCTAAAAATGAAGAGTCATCGAATGAAGACGAAGACGAGACAACTTTAACTGAAGACGAAGACGACGAAGACGAGAAGAAAAAGGCGTCGATGAGCGAATCAACGAGTTTAGGCGAGTCGATGCTTCTATCTGAGATTAACAGTTTAAGAGAAAATAATGCTCGACTCAACGAACGACTCGAAACAATCGAAGCTGAAAAGCGAGAGATTGAATGTAACGACGCAGTTAAAACCTTGCTTTCGGAGGGTCGAATTTCACCTGCCGAAGCCAAGTACGCCAAAGAAGCTTGGACGGTTAAAACTGTACAGCCCCATTTCTGGGCGATGTTTAATGAGCGACCTTTAAACTCGACTGTACCGCTAAATCAAATCGGACATGGTGCGAGCGGTCAAGAGATCACTAAAACAAGTTTAAACGAATTAGTAAAAGCTCTCGAAAAAGAAAAGGGCGTTTCGTATAGCGAAGCATTAACTCAATTTAGAAATGAAAATCCCGATTATTACGCCAAAGCGTACGGAGTATAAAAAATGTCAAATACAGATAATATCGTAACAATGGTCGCCGCCGAAGCGATCACCGAATTCGCTCTCGTTTCAGTCGACGTGAACGGTAAAGCTGAAATCACCGCCGCCGCCACTGAGAGCAATTGTATCGGTATCGCTCAAAGAGCTTGTTCGACGGGTGATGTCGTTGAAGTAAAAGTCAACGGTGCGAAAAGCCGAGCCATCGCAGGCGGTGCAATAGCACCCGCAACGATGAATTTATTGATGGCGACAACGGCTGGCAAGCTTATCGCCTTCGCAGGCGGTGCGGGTGATTATGCCGTCGCTTATATGCTACCTAACATTAATCAAGCGTCGGCGAGCGATGGCGATCAAATCAACGTCGTCTTCACTGGCCCGAGTAACCGACTTAGCTAAGGAATAAAAATAATGGCTTCATCATATACAAATTTACATCCAGTCGACGAAATCTTAAGCGCCCTAGTCGTCGAAACTGTACCTAGCGACGATCAACTCATCGCCGACAAAATCTTCGAATCGATCAAAGTACCAGAACGAAGCGGTACTTTACTCGTCGAAGCGACTCGAAACTTTATGGGTGCGGGTGCGGGTCTTGATCTTGAGAGAGCGCCGGGTTCAAGCCGAGCAACTATCGGCGGTTTTGATCGTACTTCACAAACATTCAAGGCGTTGATCTATTCTGCAAATGATAGCATCGCTATGGAAGATATTCTCGACAGTCAATATCCCGGAAGCGAGGAAGCTCGAATCGCTAAAAAGGTCGCTCGAGTAATGCGACTCGCAAAAGAGAAGCGAGCCGCCGATCTACTTTTCGGAACTGGTAATTTTAATAATGATACCGCCGCTAACGAATTCGGCGGTGAGTTCGACGACGCAAACGCCGAGCCGTTGAGCGATCTTTATGATCTCAAAAATACTGTGTTCGAAGCGGCTCATGGTATCAATCCCGATTCCCTTGTTTTAGGTCATAAAGTATTTAGAACTCTTGCAAAAAATCCCGAGGTTCGAGGTTTTGCAGGTACAGCGTCGGCGGGTCTTTCAAGTGGTTCTCGTATTCTCGCAAATGAGGCGGTTATACAAGTTTTGCAAGACGTTTTAGGCATACCAAACATTTATGTCGGCTCGGCTCGTCAAGATACCGCCGTACCGGGTGCGAGTTCTAGCGAGGGCTTTATTTGGAATCAGGCGAGCATCTTTATGGGTATCCTTAAAGGCAGTGATTCAATCGTACAAAAGTCAGGCAATGTAAAGGGTATGCCAGTCGCCGCTTTGAACTTCGAGTTTAGCAGCATGGTAGCGGGTCAATACGATTCGCTCGATCGTACTCGTCGTTATGTGTACGCCGAGGAAGTACAAAAGTTCCACGCTGTCGACTCGACACTCGGTCGAATTATTACGACTTGCGTTAACTAGTGTATGCAATGCTCATGTGGTCGCCCGATCATAATCGGATTAAGTGAAAAAAGAGACGACGCTGATAAAAAGGCGATTGACGATTTAACACGTCAAGTCAAAAGTCAAAGCGGGGCGATCGCTGAGCTAACAAAATCTAAAATCGAACAACTTCGAGCCGAGGTCGCCGCCGAGCGAGCCTTCGCCAGTGCTTTAAAAAAGTCACGAACCGAGGTTATAAGCGAGTTAAAAAAAGCGTTGATCCGAATCGATCCGACGACGCTTGCGAGTATGTCAAACGATCAATTGACCGATTTGATATTACAAAGCGGTTTAGGCGGTGCGATCGATACGTTTATCGACCAACAAGATAAAATTAGAGACTCGATCGGGGGAGCGTTAAACGCTGTCGACCCGACTTTTAATTTTGATTCAATCGCCCCGCAAATCGACACTTTACAAATACAAAATACAAACGCTGTATTTGATGAAATCATTATACCGAGTTATCAAACATCGATTCGAGAATCGCTTCGTAATATTGCGATGGAAGTGCCGATCGCATCGGCGATGTCGAATCTACAGATACGGCTTTCAAAATCAGAAGGTGCGGCTTTAACTGAAGTACGAACTAAAATCTCTCAATATGGTCGAGGCGTAACCGCTGTCGCCGCTACCGCCGCCGGATTAAAATATAATTTATACACTGGCCCGAGGGACGGTATAACCCGACCATTTTGTCGAGAGTTAATCGATCTCGTCGTTTCAGATCAACAAATGAGACGTTTAAACAATGATCAAGGGCTTGCCGTTGTGACGTCGGGCGGTGGGTATAACTGTCGTCATAGTTGGTCGCCAGTCACCGAAGGTTTTATAAAAGCGGCGAAATTAACGAAGGCGTCGAACGCTGATATTACGAAAGCAAATGCAAAGGCGAAGAGATGAGAAAAGCGATAACGAATCAAAATCATCGGTTTATATGGTCGCCTCAAGTACCGTTGACGGGTACGCCGAGCGTCGTAATTGATACAGCGGCGGGGATTAGTGAAAATCTAACACGATTTACGACTGATCTAACAGTTAACGCCATAGCCACCGATCGACGTACATTAACACTCGACAGCGCCCCGGCGACATACTATCGAGAACAGCAAAACGGCTTTTTAATAACGAGTAGCGATACATACTACGCTGTCGTTGTTTCACGACTTGGCGGCACGACTGCGATATTAGCCGAACCATTATCGAGAGACATCGATCTCACTAATACAGCGACTCTTCAACTAGCTACATCATACGTCGACATATTAGCGGCGAGTATTGCGATCAGTGGAACTTTTACATATAGAGTCAGTTATACTGAACTGAACATGAGTTCGAGTAAACAAGAGCGAGGGCTTTTCAAAGTAACGCCTCGCCCGTTTAACACTGGTCTTGATCATAATGAGCTAGTCGCTACTTTTGCGAACCTTGCCGATATGATACCTCGCCGACAAAGTGATTTTGAACCCCAGATAAAAGCCGCCGAACATGAGATCGTTTTATCGATTCGGGATCATTTAAATAATGATAACATCACTGAAGATGAGGTCTTTAATACAGAGTCTTTTAAACTAGCTCATTCATATTGTACCGCTGCTATTATCTATGAGCAAATACGAGATTTCGACGCCGCTGAAACAATGCGTAATCGTTGCCATGATCTTTTGAACTCTGCACTAAGATCGATATCTCTCGATTTGGACGGCGACGGCGTTATCGATTCCGGTGAAGAAGACTTGAGAAGGTCGGGCGGTTCGGCGACTGATTTTCGGGCGAGTTGGCGAACGTATAGCAAAACCGCCAACGATGCTTTTTTCAATCCCGGTCGAGGAATGAGACACTAAAAGATGAGCGCCCGTTTTGAATTAAATCTACCCCGGGAATTATGGACGGCCCGAGACAGTCTCGGACTAGGTCAAAATATGCTCGCATTGATCAAAATGCGAACGGGTAAAGGTTTAGACGCTAACGATAAGCCGTTTAAGGAATACTCGACTAACCCGTTATCAATAGCAAAACGGGGCGCTCGTTTAACACCGAAAGGCGGGCAACCGTCGGCGTCGGGTAAGTCTGTATTTTACGAAGGCGGGTACAAACAATATAAACATGAATCAAGGCGTCGAGGCGGGTCGGGTAATAGCGCCGAAGTCGATCTCGTTTTATCAGGTCAACTCATGAATAATTTAGTTGTAACCGAAGCAACCCAGAATCATTTTAAAATAGGTTTAACGAATCAGGTCGAAAGCTATGGTTATGCTGTAAATGAAAAGCGAGAGTACATCGGATTAACTAACGATGAAGTCGACATACTCGTCGAATCGATTCGTTTTGATATTTTGGAGAAATTAAAATGAGTCAAGGTATTCGAGCGGCGCTTCAACATTTAGAGAATACTATCGAATTAATGACGCCGAAAACCGACGTTAATAATACATTTGTCGCTATACAGCGAGGCGACGGCTATACAGTCGAGTTAAACGAGCGATCATTTCAAAACCGTTTCTTCGAATTAACCATCGGCGATTTTCCTACCGACGACGGGGCGACGGGGATATCAGGTCGAAAACGTTGCCGAATAAACTGTCGAGTACGTTATGAAATCCCCGCCGACTATAGTTATTTAGCGAGGATGATCGGCGAAGATGTTTCGAATCTGATCGAGACATTAAAAGACCCCGATTATGATCTCGTTAATACGGGTATACTATCAGTTATACCGATACAACCTACATTCGAATCAATCGCAGATATCAGCGGCGAACGTGTCGCTCATATATTAACGATCCCTTTTGAACTTTTATTTTTGGAGGCTTGAAAATGGCTGTAACACATCGAAGCTTATCTATTGCGAGCGAAACGACATTCGGTTCGCCCGACACCGACGGAATACCCAGTGTAAGCGGGTTATCATTTGTTTCTATCCCCTGCGAACGAGATCCTGTCGTATTAAGTGGCGACCCCGTCGCAAGCGAGCGGAACGACACAAGAGACGGCGCTTATTTCAACGCACCCGAGCCCGATACGGTATGGAATACAACGACTAATAAACGTATTCGTCGACGAACTGGTTCAATCGTTTGTCGAGTAGATTTAACGACCATCGGTACAGCGGCGAATAGTTATTCATCTAACTATCTCGGTTATTTGTTAGGTGCGGGTTTTAATACGCAAGCGCCGTCGGGTTCATTATTACAAGATACGGCCTCGGCGGTATCGAATGTTAATACATATACGCCGGGCAGTTCGCCCGCTGTCGCCGACGTCGGTTTGCTCATCGGCTCGGAGATCAACGGTCGAGCCGAGTATTCTGCGGTTACAGATAACGACGTCGCAGGCGATGTCACTGTAAGCCCCGCTTTTAGTGCGGGTTTCACAGGTACGCCAACGGTTCGAGGTTTACAAACGTGGTATGTACCAAGTCGAAATAATAGCGGTCAATTCGCTTCATCGGTTGCATTTAAAATCGACGGCGAAAACTTCCAACAGCTTGCCTTCGGTTGCGTACTTGAATCGATGAATATAACTCTCGATAATGGTCGTCTAATGGCTGAATTGACATATCAAGCAGCTTACATCACCGATAATCATTCGGGCGCTGTCGGCTCGGTTGAACCTGTTTATAACAGTGGTTCGCCTGCCTTTTTTCGAGGTGCTTATGTCGTAGTGTCGACGGGTTCGCCCGCTTCATCGACAAATGGTACAGTCGGCGAAACGCAAGCTCGTACAGCTTTAGACGCTGAAAACTTCTCGCTAACAGTAACGAACACATTAACGCCATTATCTTATAGTAATGATATTATCGGAATGTCGGGGATGGATATCAGCGACGTATCTGTTGAGTTATCGTTAACGTTGTCGACTGTTAGTACAACTGTCGCCGATGACTATTTTAATAGAACAGTTCGACAAGTGCTTGTCGGTACTGGCCCGATCGACGATGGCAAGGGTTGCGCAATTATGTTACCCGCCGCTATTTTAACAAATGACCCGAGCGTTTACGATGTCAGCGGTAACGATATCGTTCGCCAAACGTTAACATATCAACAAGCTAGATATGCGGGGGATTTTACAACGTCATCGTATGAAGCGACGGCGGGTAACTCTCCATTTAGAATAGGTTTAGCAGTAGGGAACGTGTAACAAATGGCGATTCGCTTTTTAACTGATAGTAATCAAACGGTCGATGTCGTTGTCACTTGTGACGATGCTGTAAATGCATCGGATGAACAAAGATCTCTTTATTTATCATCGGGTGATTTATCATCTCTCGAATCAGTTAACGACGAAGCGACTCGATTTACATTGCGAGCATTATCGCCCGCCAACAGAGAACAAGCCGAAGTTAATGCGGGCGCTTATACTCGAAGCGAACTCGGGCGTTTACTCTGGTTACAAGCGCCGAGCGATTTAGAAGAGCGGGCACGATGGCATCATACTCTTGATAACGATGAGCGAGTCGCATACTCAGAATATACAGCGTATATCAATCGGGTGTATATAGAGATGATTCGAGAGTCGTTACAAGCGATCGATGGAGAGTCAGCATCGGTTGATCAATTGCAAATGATACGACCTGATCATGTACGAACTGAAACGATCGGCGAACTTGTTTTACACGTTCAACGAATAAGCTTACTCGATCATTCGGGAAAATAGCGGCGGCGGCTTCGGTTTGGCTAAGTCAAAACGGCGGTCGCTCATGGTCGTGTAAACAATGCCATGACAAGCCCGATTTAAGACGACAGCGGGGTAATTGCGGTCGTGAGTTTATGCCGTCATTAGCGCAATCGTTAAAAGATTCCGAAGGCGTTTATATCATGGGTTATCGAGTCGCCCCGGACTCGGGCGTCGATTTTAGTGATCTTAAAATAAGATCGTGCCCAGTCGCCGATGTAAATCGAATCGCGCCAATCGTTCAAACATACAATCGGCATAAAGCGGGCTTGATTCAAATACGAGACGTTTATACATCGCCATCGGTTGCGCTTATCGATTGTTTAGAAACAATAGAGTATAATATAAACGAAGCTCAACAACGGGCGAATGATCGAGCTATGAAAGAAGCGAGCAAATGACGAACCGCCGAATCGAAATAGACGTCGTATTAAATACCTCACAAGTCGACGAGGGATTCCAAGAAATTGAAAAAGGCGGTAAAGACGTCGGCAAAACTTTTACAGGTATCGGCGAAACGTTCTCGGGCGTCGGCTCGGCGATCGGCGGTATGGGGGACGAAGCGACAAAAAAGCTCGGGGCGGTCGGAGAGTCTGCAAACTCGGCGATCAGTGCGATTACTGGTCTAGGACAATCGGCGACGGCGGCGGGCGGTGGTTTCTCGGCGATGCTCGGGCCGCTTGGGTTAGTCGCTGTCGCAGTATTTGAAGTCGTTCGGGCATGGTCGGAATATAAGGACGAAGTTAACGGGGTTAATATTCGTCACGATGCTTATATTGCTTCGGTTAGCGAGTTAACGTCGGCGCTTGAAGAGTTAGGGACGTATCAAGTAAAGCTAAATCAAGCCGAAGTCGAACGACTTCAAAACTTATCAATGTTAGCAAAACTCGACATCGAATCGGCTCAAGAGACGAGAGAAAGAAACGCCCGGATCGATAAGAAAATCTTTCGGCTTGATATACAAATAAAACAAGAAAAAGAATCAATCGCACTATTAAAAGAGCGAATGAAAAATGATGATCGGATCGCTAATAATGCGCAAGTTTACGCCGCTTATTTAAAACAAATAGGCGACGCTCAGACTGAGTTAAACAATAAGACAAAAGCTCGAATAAAACTCTATAATAAAATTAAGGTTAAAGAAAAAGAAGCGGTTGCACTGGGTCAATCGGGCGCTGAAAAGTTCGCCGCTTTTGAGTTATACAAAGAAACGCTTTTAAAGCGATCGCCTAAGATACAAGGCGAAATCATGAACGCTGAAATAAAACTCGGCGAAGATTCGGCTTTAAACAAATTAAAATTAGAAGAGAAAACACAAAAAACTTTAACAACGATCGCAATTATTGAGTCGAATCGTCGTATTCGTGAAATCCGTATGCTCGAAACGTTATCGATTGAAGCTCGAAATAATGCAGTTATAGCAGAGCAACAACGTTTAAATACTCAACTTGATATGATCGCAAAACAGCAAGCCTTAAAAGAAGAGCAACGCCAACAAAAGCGCCGGGCGGCTTGGAAAGCTCGACGAACGAAACGTCTAGCTCAAGAGAGAAAAATCGAAGGGGAGTTAAGAAAAATAAGATCGCTCGAAATTGATCGGATGAAAATCAGCGGTGCAAAACAAGAGACGATTCTCAAAGAACGATATCAACTCGAATTATCAGCGGCTAAAGATAATCAAAATTTACAGAAAACCGCTCTCTTGAAATATGAAAATGCTTTACTTCAGATTTCAGTTAATGCCGATAATGCTAGAATCGCAAATAGAAAGAAAGCTGACGAGCAAGCCCGAGTCGAAGAGCAATCCGCTTTTGAACATCGACGTAATTTTATACAATCGAATTTAGAGTTTGACGCTCAAATGATGGAATCGGGACTTGATCAAGATTTAAAATTATTAGAACTTCGATATCAGCGAGAGATTGAATTAAACAAACATACTCAGGAAGAAATAACAGAACTAAATCGGCGAGAAACGCTCGAGCGAAAACATATACAAGATCAAGCGTTAAGCGCCCAGTTCTCACAACTTCAAAGTATGGGCAAACAACTTGCATCGGCGGGCGTCGATGCGGCTTATAGTTCAATCGTTGCACAAGGCGAGTTTAAAAAAGGTATAGGCGAGGCGATATTCGCACTCGGTAAACAAGCGGCGGTTCAAGCGGTGTTTCAAGGGGCGACCGCACTCGCTCGGTTAGCAAATGGGGACGTAGGCGGCGCTACGATTGCGGGTAAAGCGGCGGCGGGTTATGCAGGGGCGGCGGCAATCGCAGGCGTAGCGGCGAATCGACTCGGCGTCGGTGGTGGCGGTGGCGGTAGCGGTGGCGATACGTCGCCGACAGCATTACCCCAGACTCAAACCACGCCCGCCCGAGAGAAAGCCGAATTAACCGAGGTCGTTTATAATATTAATTTCGGGGGCGCTGTCATTTACGATACACAAACCGCCGCCGAGCAAGCTCTCGCCGATCGATTAACTAATTTACAAAATAGAAATCGACGAGGCTCGCCTCGCCCGAGACGAGGTACATAATGCCAGTTAATACACCCGCCCCGAATTTCGCTCTTTTAGCGTCGCTCGATATGCGTACATATTCAGCGACCGAAATCTTTCAACGTAGTTCAACGGCTCGAACAATGGCGACGTTTACAACGGGCGAAGGCGTTTACGAAGACACGTTATTCTTTTTAAATAATCGAGAATCAAGCGGTTCGATTTATGGCACTGGTCAACTGATCACGTCGGCGACATTCGGGTCGCCATCATCTTGGCGAATATATATAAATAGTAGTGATCAAATCGTTATCGAATCAAATGTCGATTTTACAGTAACGTCGATCGGGTCGAGTGATCAGCTCGGTTTTGGTTCGTCTACTGTTAACGCCGTTTTAAGCGGTTCGGTTTATATTGCGACGGCTTCGAATGACTGGGCGAGGGGATTACTTGAGTTATCGTCGATGTCGTATCGTATAGACGAAGTCGGCGGGTCTGATACGTTTACATTTCCATCGACAACGCCCGATATTCAAGACGTTACGACGTTTCTAAGAGCCGCCGAAACCGACGCCGATGATTTTAGTTTATCATCACTTCAAGAGATCGACACCGCCGCCGGATCAACTCAAATTACATGGTCGTTAAATAATGACGGTTTTATACAATCTCACTATAAAACAAGCGAAGGCGATTTAATCTGGTCGTCGACAGCGATTCGAGATCTACTCGGTTTCTCGGGTAACGAGTCGCCCGTCGTCGATGGTACATACTCACGATTAACCGCTTCATATCATAGCGACGCCGTTTTGTTTCCAAGCCGACCTTTGCAAGGGTATCATTTACGAGCCGAGAACGTCGGACAGTTTAGAAGAAAAATCGGCGGGTCTTATGCGAGTAACTTTATCGGCTCTTATGTGACATCAAACATAACGTTTGATCTCGACGCCCGACTTGATGAGCGAGACGATTATCAGCATTTTGCTAATCGATTTATTCGATACATCGGCGGCGGTGAAAGAATAAATTTATATCAGGACTGGGGCGACTCTCGGCGATCTCTTCGAACGGATCAAATTAGAGGTAGTCAAGTCGCTTATGATTCCCTTTATACGTCAGAACAAAACGGCGAGCGAGGTCGCCTTCGAGGCTCGTCGATTACTGTAAACTATGACCTATTATATCCGACTCGATTACATAGACGAGTTCCTGTTTCGATGGAGATAGAGCATTTATGAGTAATGATTTTACAAGCTCGCCCGCTCTCGTCGATTCAAGTCGAGTAACCGCCGGGCAAACGATTCGAACGACTGAAGTCGCCCGACTTGCTGATTTGCAAAACTATTGTTTCGCCGTTGGGGGTACTCATAACGTTATATCTCAAACGTTCGATGATTCATGTTTTAGACAGGACTCGACTAGTTTTGTTGAAATGTGCGGATGGTACATTCCGAAGTTGAGTCGATCACATAATGAGTTAAAGCTTCGGCTAAGTGCATTTTGTGGATCGTCGGGCGCTCAAATAATGTTAAAACTAACGTTTCCTATATCTGGAAATACATACACCGACACGATTACAGTAACAGACACCGCCCGATACGGTGGCGTTTTCGACGTTGCAACGATAACGACGTTATCATCTGAAACCGAAAGCGTCGGTTTATTAACGTTATCAGTTAAAGCGACGGCGACTCATGAGATTGAGGTACTCGGGATTCAAGCGAATTGGTCGCCGTTGACATCGCCAATATCGGCGGGCGTTCATTACATCGGATCAAATGAGTTCATACCGCAGGGAGCGACACGACAAGCCGCCGACGAACCTTTATCAAGTCGATTCGGTGTCGAAACGCTTCGCAATATGTCAACGCTACGAACCCGAGGTCGAGTATTATTAAATTGG